GTTTGCACCAGCTGGCACAAGAAGAGGTGGAATCACAAACGCTACCGCAGTTGGATATATCGACAGCTTGACTGGCGAATTCCAGACAGTGGCATTGAACGAAGGTACACGAGATGTTCTATATGACTTGAAAGTCAACCCAATTCCATTCTTCGTAGGAGTTGGATTAGTTGCTTACGGTCAGAAGACTCGTGCAAGAAACGCTTCTGCATTAGATAGAATCAATGTAGCAAGATTGATCGTTTACTTACGCAGCCAGCTAGCCAAACTAGCTCGCCCATATGTGTTTGAACCCAACGATGCAATCACTCGTGATGAAATCAAAGGTGCAGTGGACAGCTTATTACTCGAGCTAGTGGGATTAAGAGCTATCTATGACTTCGCTGTAGTCTGCGACGAGTCTAACAACACTCCAAGCAGAATCGATCGTAACGAACTTTATGTAGACATTGCGATTGAACCAGTTAAGGCCGTTGAGTTCATTTACATTCCGTTGAGAGTCAAGAACACAGGAGAAATTTAATCATGGCACTAACATCCTTAAACAATTATTCGATAGTAACTGACGGTGGTAACCAAGGCTTGTTAATGCCTAAGTTAAAATATCGATTCAGAGTAACTCTGCTAGGGTTCGGTACTGAAGCCAGTACTGAACTAACTAAGCAGGTCATTGATGTAGCAAGACCTAAGGTCTCTTTTGAAGAGATTGAAGTTCCTGTTTACAACTCTAAGATCTACCTAAGTGGCAAGTACACCTTCGAAACTCTGGCATTGAATGTCAGAGACGATGCTAGCGGAAATGTTACTAAGCTAGTTGGTCAACAGATCCAGAAACAGTTCGACTTCCTAGAGCAAGCATCAGCTCGTTCAGGCATCGACTACAAGTTTACTACTCGTGTAGAAGTACTAGACGGTGGTAACGGAGCTCTTGGCCCACAGGTGCTTGAGACATTTGAATGCTACGGTTGCTTCCTACAAAACACTGATTACGGTGATTTGAATTATGGAACTAACGAAGTTGTCACAATAGCAATGACTATCCGTTTCGACAACATGGTCCACACAGCTGGTACAGTTGGCGTTGGTACTTTAGTTGGAAGACAGGCTGGTACAGAGCTAATTACAGGCCAACAAGGTTAATATACCTTAGTCAAAGAAACCCGAGTTTAACTCGGGTTTTTTTGTGGCATAAATATTTGTATGGCCAATAAATTCACTAGATATCTAACACAAAATCCTAACGGCATAAATGGTGTCGTAGCCGGTTTCCTTAGAGGAAAAGGACACATGTCCAACTGGCAACATGCTACAAGGATGTTTGTCGACGATACATTTAGATTAGCGCCAAGACACAAGTTTCTATATTACGCAGTTTTTGAAATAGATACATTAGCACACAATGCCACAGTATTCACGCAAAATCATGCTAAGGAAGTTGGATTGCTTTTAAAGACTGCAGAGCTGCCTAAGTTTAATTTTGATACTGTAACTAAGAATCAGTATAACAGAAAAAAACTTTTGTATAAACAAATTAACTACGATCCTGTTAACATAACTATGCATGATGATAACGCCGGTATCATTAATTCGCTTTGGGCAATTTATTACGGTGCGTATGTGGCCGATCGGCATTTGCCGACCGAAGCCTATTCTGCGCTGCACTACAGGCCAACAGGAGCTGGAGCATTTGACAATTTTAGATATGGATTAGATAACAATAAGACTGTTGATATGTTTAAGTCTATCAGTCTTTATACTATGAGTCGAAGTCGATTCAACGGGTATACTCTGATCAATCCGAGAATACAAGCATGGAATCATGGTTCAGTCGATTACGCAGACAACGGAGTCTTAGAAAGTTCTATGACTGTGCAATACGAAGCTGTCCAATATTCCACAGGCAATGTAACTATAAATCAACCCAAAGGTTTTGCCACTCTACATTATGACACAACACCAAGTCCTCTTTCATTGGCAGGAGGAGGTGTTGCGACTGTAACAGGAGAGGGTGGAGTACTATCCGGAATCGAAAGCGTGTTTGGAGATATCAGCAAAGGCACTATTAATACTCCGGGAGGATTTTTAAGTACCGCAGTTAAGGCAGCTAATGTCTATCGTAATGCATCAAATATAAAAGGTTCTGCTAAAGATGTTTTCAAAAGAGAAGCTATCAATATTTTAAATAGTCCGCAGGCTACTAGAGGATTGCTCAATCAAGTCGGCGGAATAGTCGGTTCCGTGTTTCCTAAAAATAATCAACAAAGCTCGGGCGTAGTAGCCAAAGTGAAAAAATTCTTCGGTAATTAATCATGTCAACAAACTTACCATCTCCCACTTCAGTAGATAGCGCACAGTTTACCAAACAATTTTTTGATTCCTACGGATCAGAACCTTTAGAGTTTCCGGCCAATGATGTCGAAGCAACAGTATCATTTTTTCAAACTAGAGGATTCGATAGAGATGCTGCAGAAATTACCGCAATGGTAATTCTCAAACAAGCTAAACTAGATAACATGCCTGTATTTGAATTATTAGATACTATGAAAAAACTTGATGGTTTACAAATTAGTGCGTTAATCGCCGAAGTACTCAACAATAATCGACCATCTTCTAGTGTGTTAGGATATAGACAAGCTCCCAACATACAAGATGTTAAAGTTAGAAATGTCGCAGCATAATGCCTAAGTTCGCACAAGGTCGCTTCGAAATGAAGCACCCAGAAAAATATGTAGGAACAAAGCAACCGTTAGCTCGTAGCTCTTGGGAATTTGTTTTCATGAGAATGTTAGACGAGCACCAAGGTGTAGAAAAATGGGCTAGCGAAAGCGTACAAATACCTTATAGAGATCCTCTCACTGGTAGGTATACTATCTATGTTCCAGATTTCTTCATCGTGTATAACGATAAGAACGGTAAAAAACATGCAGAAGTAGTAGAAGTAAAACCGACTAATCAAATGCTGAAAGAGAAACTAGGCAACAGCAGATATAACCAAGAGCAGTATATCAAGAATTTAGCCAAATGGGAAGCAGCCAATAAATGGTGCAAACAGCAAGGGATACGATTTCGAGTGGTCAACGAAGATGACATTTTCCACAAAGGCTCAAAAAGACGATAAGTAATAGTATGACTAAAAAATTAGAAGACCTTTTTAATTTAGAAGAAAAAGACAAGAAACCGCTGGTACAAAAGCCCGAGGAAAATCCTCACGAAAATATTAAATCTCTGCACGACACTTATAGAGAAGTTGATAATATCACTAAAGATCTTCCTCAAATTAGGGAGTTAGATAATTTAGAAGAAAAAGAATTAGATAATCTAGCTGCCAAAGCAGAACAAGCCTACGACGATCTTATGGATTTAGGTATGAATGTTGAAGTTCGATATGCAGGACGCATATTCGAAGTAGCATCTAGCATGATGACTAATGCTATAAATGCTAAAACTGCAAAAATAGATAAAAAACTTAAAGCGGTAGATTTACAGCTTAAGAAATTAAAAATCGATAAGGACAGCAACGAAGATCCTAATGATGTTATTAACGGGCAGGGCTATGTGATAACTGACCGTAACGAGCTTCTTAAGAAATTGGGTCAAAAGGAATAAATATTACTATGATGAAATCATTCAAAGAATACCTTGCTGAAAGCAAGAAAAGCTATGGCTTCAAGATTAAAGTAGCAGGAGATCTTCCTGAAAACTTTAAAGAAGACCTTAAAGCTCGATTAGATCGATGCGGTGTTAGCACTATGAAAGAAAGTTCTACACCTATACAATCTGTTCCTCTAGACTTTCCAGAAATGAAAAATGTCAAAGTTAATGTATTTGATATTATATGCGACTATCCAATTACTGCACCTGAGATCGAATCCGAACTAAAAGAAATGGGTATGGATCCTTGCTGCTACAGAGTACGAGGAGCAGGCGAGCCTAGCGAAGTGGAGCAAGTGCAGTCTGTAGAAGAACCATCGGGTCAAGCACTTTTGAACGACAGCACATATTCAGAAGCAGGTAAAATCAAACACAAAGATTATTTTGGTGACGATTTCAACAAGGGTTTCTTAAAAGATTTAGAAAAAGCAGCGAAAGCTAGAAAAAAGGAATTGGGACATGATAAGGCCAAGCCGGATGTGTTAGGTTCAGCTCCCAAAGTGAAAACAGATAAAGCAGGCGCCAAGAGCGCTATGGGGAGTTAACAATGGATTTTCAACAACTGCTTGCCAAGATGCAAGAACTAGATACACCAGCTACGGTTGCACCAGAAGTGCAAGCAGCTGAAGACTGCGGCATGCCACCTCCTGG